TACTAAACCATGAACTCTAAAAATCATTTGAGTACTTTGATTATAACGAGTAAACCCTTGTTCAATCACAAGTATTTCGGGCGCATATTCTTTTGCTATTTTTTTTAATTCATTTCCAATAATTTGTAGCTTAAGCTTGGTTTCATTTTCGCTTTTAGTATCTATGGTAAATGCTTTTACAAATTTACCATCATTGGAAAAAATACATACCCCTGTAGAATTTAAAGATAAATCTAATGCATATACATATGTTTCCATTATACCTCCCAAAAAAAGAAGGGAGTATATTATTCATATACTCCCTTCCTAAATAGATAGATTATTTAACTGGTTCTTTTCCAGCGTTTGCTTTGGCTTCTGCTCTTTGTTGATTTTTCTCATAACTAAAACCAAACAAAGGTGTACCTTTAATGGTGTTGTAAGTAAGTTGACCACCCAAGATTTGAATGACATAACCCAAAATAAATGTAAGTAACTTGAGCCATTCGTTTACATCTGACCATACAATAGGTACTTTTAAGAAGTAAACAACTGTTACTGCAAGGAATACAAAGAGGCTGATTCCTTGATACCATTGTTCTGATTGACCATCTTTAATTACACCAACTTTTTTAAGTACACTTATTAAAATAGAAACAAATGCACCTAATCCGGCTAATCCGGCAATAATCATTAAAATATTTTCTAACATTTTTTTATTCTCCTTTTTTAAATAAGTATTTTATTTTTTTATGTAAGTTTACTTCTATCAAATCCAAACGATGGCATAGTTTTATCTGTCAAACTCATATAAAAAGACGTTCCTTTTCTTTGTCTTTCGAATATATTATTATCATAAGTAATCATATCATATCTTTTCGTATATAAATTTTGTAATGTTTTAAATGTTTGCATCATCGGATTAATTTTATTACGACTTAAAGCTCCTCCCTCAAATGTTGCATAAAAATCTAAATTTTCCATAGATATTTTAAAAGTTTCTTGAACTGTAATTTTTCCGCTTACTTCTACGGTTTCAAAATCAGAAGTTAATCTTTCAAATCTAACAATTGGACCCGGGCTTGTGGAAGTATCTTTTAGATAATCTCCGGAATTCGGTATAAAATGTTTTTGAGGAGATGTCATTGCTTCTGCTATTCCTCTTTTTACTAATTTTCTTATTTCTCTTATTTTAAGTTCTACATATAGCGCCATTGCGACAAAAACATATTGTCTAGATATCGCAGTACCTCCCGGAGAATATGGTTCGGAAATTATCAGTAAAAGATTTTTCATTTTTATATATAATTCTAGTAGAGCCATTGCTTCCATTTTTTCTGCTTCTAATAGTATATCTCTTGCTTTTTCAATACTTGGTTCTGATTCATCGATTATCATTGCTATTGTGTAGGAAGCAACTTTTATTTCTCCGGCTCTTTGTGTTTCTTTTATTTCTGCAACTCCGGGAATATCCGGTAATGGACTATTTCCAGGACTACTTACATTATTAAAAATTAATACATCTTGAAAAAAATTTCCCAGTTGTTGCTTGTTAATTGGAACATCCCCTAGGAATTTTATAATCCCTTTATCAGTTTCATAACTTATTTGCTTACTGGGTAATCCGGTTTTTTCATCTACAGCTAGTGTATATACTCCTTTTGCCGCAGCATTTCCCGCTGCTGTTTCTAACATGTTTTTAATTATTGTAAATTTATCCTCTACAGCTTTTGCCACATCGTTAGGAACATTCGCAGCCCCAAATAAATCCTTTGCTACCAAAGACATATTACCAGAATATTTCTTATACGTAGAATCTACTGTATCTTCTTGTATATCTTGGATAAAATCTACAATATCTTTAGAAGTAAGACCTTTTCCTAATCCGTATTTCATTGCTTCCGATATTCTTTCTTTATGAGTAAAAAATGGATTTCCTACTTCAATATTCATCATAATATTTTACCTCCTTATAACTATAATTTACAAGAAGGTCCATAAAATTATCCTTTTAAAAGGCTAAATCATCTTCTTGTCTGCGTATCCTTTTTTGCTCCATTTCTCTTTCATACCCACAATTTTTATTAGAACAAGCAATGTATTCTTCAGCAACAACAACAGGAATTCCATTTCTTATTTCACTTATGTCTCTCACTCTAATTTGAAGTATGCTCTTACATTCCGGACAACGTTCACTAAGGGAACGCTTTAGTCTGCCTATCATTTTATTCCTTTTTTATCCCATCATTCAGTTCGTCTATTAAAGGTTGCTCTATAGAAGCTAAATCAGAAGGGTTTCTCATGATATTAGCTTTTTCTAAATCATCAATAAGTCCCATTCCAACATTTTGTAATTCCTTAATATCGTCCGGGGAAATCTTGTTTATTTGGTCTATAAATCCTTCGGCTTTTGCTAATAAATCAGAAAGAACTTTTCCGAGTGAGTTGTCTAACTTTTCTTGTTCTTTTACTTCATAAACAACTTCGTCTAATCTTCTTTTAAAATTCCAATAATTAGTAATTTCTCTAGTTATCATTTCCCAAAGTTTATCATCGACGTATATATTATTATCCACATCACTCATGTCAATGTTTGTGTTGAGTTGGATAATATAAAACATTAACCTACATTCTGCTTCAAAAACATGATATTTAGTTTTTTCTACCACAATTTCAGTTATGTCTCCAAAGAAATCTTTAATATATTCGTTGATTAAAAGTACTTCTTCTGAAAAATCGATAAATGGGTTTATTTCTATACTTACCCCATCATATTCAATTATTTTGTTTTCCGGAGTTTTTATCTCCAATTTAACCTTATCCATTATTTCTCCATTTTTTTAAAAAAGATAAAAAATACACCGTCATTTTTCAATGACGGTGTATTCTTATATGTTATTATGTTCCGTAAGCAATCCAAGATACAAGGGCATAGTGTGCCGCCATGCTTCCTGAAGCTGCAATCAAAGGTGTCCAGCTTGCGCTAGTAACCATCCAAGACGAGACCCAAATAACCCCCGCAACACTACCTGTAGTAGCCGTAACCTTACTGTGTATGTTTGTAGGACTTCCCGATAACTCAGCTACAACCCCGAGAACAGTTGATAATCCTGTAACTATTGGTATAACTGGACCACTCGGGGTAAAAGACCCACTGATAATCCTTTTATAGCCAGATACGCTACTTCCAGAAATAACTATACTTCCAGAAGTTACTAAAGCATCTAATACACTCCCTAGCGCTACATCTTGTGCGGCGCTCATGGAGTTATTCAAATTTGTAATTTGTGTTGAAGTTAAAGCCATAATTTAATCCTCCTTTATAATTAGCTTTTAGATACATAAATAATATCGCCAGCTTTTAATTTCTTATTTTTATATTCTTCCGGGATAGCGATTTCTGTTCCGCTTCCATTGCTATCAATCCCATAAAATCCCGCAGAATCGACTCTAAGAATTGTAAAGGGAAATTTATCAGATGTAGGTTTTGATTCTACAGATTTTTCAATTTCTTCTATTACTTCTTCACTTTCTTTCAAATCGAAAACAGGTTCAACGGGAAATTCTATACTTTCTTTTTCTCTATTGTCTATATTTTCTTCAATATTCTTTTTTGGCATTTTGTTTTCCTTAATATAGAAGGGGTAGTTTTATTCTACCCCTATTATTATGCGGCAACTGTAACTCCGACATACCCGATAATTGTAGAAGCCGACGTAGCTGAAGCCGATATAACAACCGAGCCAGCCGCCAATGCTACAACTGAACCACTATGAGGTGCAGCACTTACGCAACTCGCAGCAGTGGAGCTAAAAGAAAGATATACATTAGGAACTTTAAAAGCGCTCCCTGTATAAGGAATAGCATAAACCACAAAGGTTTTACTTTCACCAACTGTTAATGAAACATTTCCACCTGAAAAAGATAATGACGAAATATTATCATACCAGTTTGTATTATCTATAATTTCAGTAATTGTAGCATAGTATGAATCAACTGTACATGCATCTGCACCTGTAGCGGTTGGTGTATAAGCAAGAGCCGTACCAGTAAGCGGTGTATTGGATACACCATCAGCTTTCATGGAGATTGTAAAAGCTCCTGAAAGTTGTGCTCTAGGTACAATAATTTGTACCATACCAATCTTATTTGTAGTAACATCAGCAGAATTCAACTGAGTTTCCATAACCAATTTCAAAACTTGTGGAATCATACTTGCTTTGATGGTGATACTTTTTCCAGCACTTACGTTTGCTGTAAGATAACGTACACACCAATTTCCTCTTGTTTCAGTTCCTACAACAGGAAAACTTCCTATTGAACCACTGAATGTAACTCGTTGGGTAACACCCAAAGGAGAAGTTGCCCAACCATATATGGTTGTACCTGTGAACGCTAAAGGTATTTCACTAACAGAACCAGAACTACCTTGAACTGCTATGGTTTCTTGCACATAATAGTTACCAAGTTCATATGTACCACCCACTGTTGCTCCAACTAATTCTAGATTCCATTGCGCTTCTGTTAAGTTAAATTTCATTTCCGCAGTGTGATAGTAAGTATAAAGCAATTGATTACCACGTCCACCACGAACAGGTGCTGAACCTAGAGAAACTTCGATAGAACTGTCTAGCAGTGTCTTTGCTACGAAAAGCAGATTATCATCGTTGTCATACCCAAAAACGTCTGCGACACTTGTCAAGAATTTCTTTATAGCCATAATTTTAAACCTCCTGTATTTTTTTAATAAATGCTATTTTTTAGCACTGTCGAATGATACTTTATCTTGCATTTCTTGCAAGTCTATAGTAACATCATCGTACTCATTTTTATCGTCTAAATCTGTTAACCAGTGTTTAATAAACGACTTATCTTTGAACTCAACCATCCCCGACATACTTGCTCCTAGATAAATTTTATAGTGTATTAGATTATCCATTCTCCTTATGCTCTTTATAAATTTCCTTATGCTCATAGAGTATATATATTCATGAGTCCATCCTGTTGAAACAGAAAGAGAGATAATATAATCTTCAATAGATGCAACCCCTGTACCAGCTATTTTTCTTTTAAATTCTCTGGCTTTTTCCATAGAATCCCTAACTTCTTTAGAAATATTTTCGTCTATTAAGTCTACAAGATTTTGTGTTGCTATTATTTCTTTTATTTTATCAAAATCATCAGATGTATATTTCTCTTCTTTAATAAGGAAAAAGGGTTTCTTTGTTTCATCGTCGTATCTATATCTTTTTATGCTTTCTTGTATTTCTGTAAATGTATCATCTTCTTTCAGACACATTGCCAATAGCCTATCGAACCATATTAGGTAAGGATAATCTACTGGATTTTTTTCAGTAATATTAAAAACATATTCCATATAAGTCATTGAGATTATTTCCGGGTTGGGGATGCTATTTTTATCTATATTTAAGCATTGAGAATAAATATTAAAGAGTATATAGTCTTTTACTGTTACCGGATATATATTTATATTTTTATACGGAATAGGTAAATCATAAGTAATATAATATGAAATATCCATATTTTTATGCCGAGTAAGTTGAGAATATTATTTGTTTTCCACCAAACGGTATTTGACCAGCTTGGAATAAGCGAGAACTTTGGTCAATCATCCTATCTATAGCCATCAAGCCCAATATACCTATATTTACACCATTGAATAAAGCAAGAAGTTCTCCCGCAATTGTATCAATTCTAGTAGTATAATTAGACAAATGATTTATTTTATAATGGGAAAATATTTCCATGCTTACTTCAATAACACCAATAGTACGATTATAACCCATAGCGTAATGCGGCATTATTCTTACCAATGTTACTTCTTCTACTAAAACATCGGGTTGTTTCCCATCCATAAAAACATTATATTTTGAACTATCTTGTTGTCCAGTATATATTAGAGCCGCTTTTTCTTCTTGTGTTAAATCTGGTTTATTCCAAGCATCAGGGCTAGTATATTTCAATAATTTCCAAACTGATTCATTATTATCCATCATGTGTTTTATACAAGTATACGATATTTGGTTAAAACGTTGAAAATCATTATAGGCTATAAACCCGATGTCTTGTGTTGGTATATTTGGCATTGTTTTTCTCCTTTAAGCAGTATCAAATTGCCATGCTCCACGTAAGAAAATATCAAACGATTTTGGAGCTACAACGGAACCAGTTGTGCATTGTACTGTCAGGTGAGATGTTAAATCTTTTAACATATTTGTAACTTTAAAGTGATTTCCATCAGTTTGAGAAAATATATAACTAGTAGATGGAACATTACTACCGCTACATGTAATAATAAACGAACCAGACGATTGAATATTATTTTCATATAGATAAACTGAATATGTTCTATTAGTTCCCTCTAGAATATAATTTGTATTTGGACTGATTAGTATATTGTTATTCATTGTTGGGCTAGCACTAACAGTCACCCAACAAGTATCACTTGCTGGATTTCCATAGACAGAAGCCGTTATTGTGCAATTTCCATTTGTGTTGAAAGCAACAAGAGTACTTCCGCTGCTTCCACTAACGGAAGCCACTGTAGGGTTAGAGCTTTTCCATTCTATTGCTCTTATAACACTGTCTCCATTATAAATAACATTTGCATTTAATTGTATTGCCCCAGTGGGGGAACCTGATATACTCCCACTATTTAAAGTAACATGATAAACATTAGTATGTACATCACAAATACCGTTAACAATATCATCCAATTCCTCATTAAGAAAATTAGCAATTAAATCTAATGTTAGTATGTGAGCACTGTTATTGTCATAAGTTGTAACATTTGTAAAGTCATTTATACCTGTTCCTGTCACTTTATAACATACCCAATGTTCAGGATTTCCAAACAAGAACCTTTGGTTTTCATTTATTTTACCACTTCGCTCATTTAATTGAGTTATAATATGTAAAAATCCACCGGGAGTTGGGAAAGGCGAACCTTGTGTAATATAATCTCTTGGTTCTTTTACCAGATATTCTATAGCACAAGGTTCTTCATAATAAACACCTGTTGCTTCATCAATCCATCTAAGTGTATTATTACACCTTCTAATTGTGCATGTTGCTGCTATATTTTTGATTACTTCGGTGTTTATAACTATCCAAGTGTTATTATCAAATATATAGCGTAGTCCTAAATCTAATTGATGATTTAGGTCAGGAAACAAAACTGTTTTCCAGTCGTCTCCAAGTTTTAAACCAGTTTCTGCGTTGATAACATGATTTATACGAACATCCATGTTAGCATATTTTTCAGTACCTATTCCTGTTTCTTCTCGAATAGTCCACCAACTTGAAGAGTTATAAAATTGTTCATTAAGAGTTTGTTGGAATAAATCAATATATTGTTGTTTAGGGTTTTCCCCTTTTTTTGCTCCTGCATACATTGAAGCGGGGATGGATTTATATTCATAAGTCATATTACACCCCCGAGAATGATTGGGTATACCAATCAGTCCAGTCATTTCTTTTATAACTATAATCTTGTAATAGCTGAGAACATTGTTCTTTTACTATGTTTAGATGATTTGATTTTTCTCTTAGATTTTGTGCTTCAGAAGCTATCTTAAAATCTCGGTCAGTTATATGCAAATTTAGTTGGGTTATATCTCCCACAACCTTTTGGAGCCAATATCTCATCATTAGCGTAGCTAAGATGGTTTTATTGTCCCGGCTTAATTCAGCCGGGAATTCTTTTGTGGTATTATTGTAATTTAGGTCTTGGTCACATACTTTAAAATCTACAATTGCAAAATCTAACCATTTTTGTAGATAATCTTCAAAATCCGGGAGAGATGTATTAAACAAATCTATGAGCCTATAATCAGTAACAGTCATAAGAAAATAATCGTAAATCTCAGATAAACTTGTATTAGCCATTTTCGCCTCCATATGAAAAGTTAAGCGGATTGCTTAAATTATTTGTGATTATATAAGAATCATATGCTTTTGCTGCATCTTCTTCTTTTTCATAAATTCCTATATATTTACTTTTTCCATTTAAACATATTCCAGCGACCCATTTGTTATTGGGTTTTTTAAAACATACGCCTAAAAACTTAGAAGAGGTGATTTTTCTTTTCTTTCCAAAAAAAGGATTATTATTTTTAGAAATATCTGCGTGATTTTTAGATATATTTTTTTTATGCTCCTCTGAAAAAACTTTTCCTTTGGAAGATTTTGACATTCTCTCTTTTGTTTCTGCCGAATGGATTTTTCCTGTTCTAGATTTTGACATCTTTTCTTTTGTTTCTTTAGAATGTCTTCCGTTCCTTCCCGCTGTTTTTATATTATATCCTTTATCCGGATTAAGAGTATCGTAGGCAATAATCCAATAATTTTCCATTAAATCTAAAAGATTTTCATTACATTCTTGAATAATAGAAAATTTAAAATTTTCTTTACCATACCTATTATATGCTTTTTGGAGGTGATTATTTCTATGTCTATTATATTTCAAACTATTTCTATGTCTTATTATTCTATTACTAATATCAATAGCTTGACCGACATACTTCTTATTGTTCACAGTATTTTCGATACAATAGATGCCAATCATTTGACCTCCTTTTGATTATTTTATTGTTGTTGGTTCTGTTCAACCAATTCTTCTGCTAAAGCTTTCTCTTCTTCTGCTTTTTGTGCAATATCAATTTTTGATAATCTGGAAATTCTATCTACAGTATACAAATTTACAGAGCCAGAGTCATTCTTTACTTTTTCAATAAGCAATTGTACAATTACTTTTTGCTGATTTGAATTGGATGAATTATAAAGGTCGATACAATATTCTGTGTTTATATTGTTTAGTATTTCTTCTATTTTTTCCTTTGTTAATATTTTGGAGTAAACTTCATCCAGACCATGCTGGCGTATAACTAACGGGTCAAGTATATAAAAATATCCTGATTCCATGAAAGTTCGATTGACTTCTATTATATCTACCAAATCTTTATAAAGAATGTTTTTCACTTCCCCAAACTTGGTAAATTTTTTAACATCTCCCTGCCCACCTTCTTTAGTTGATAGGTTTAACCTATAAGGCAAAAGGCTCATAACAGGTACATAATCGTCTAGCAGAACTTTATTTCTTCCAGTTTCTATTGTACGTTTTCCCATTTCTGGTTCTACGGTATCAATGGTTGGTTCTAATTCGGCTAGTCTTGCTTTCAAAGCTTCGACTTCTTTTTTTTCGTCGGCTGAAAGCTGTGTAGATGATTTTTTGTTCATTTTTCTCCTTAATATTTTTTAGGAAGGGGCGGTTTCCCGCCCCTATTCTATAATAGATTATGCTAATTGAATTGTTGCAGCAACAGCGTTAGTTGCAACAGCGGTACCCCAACTCTTAATAAGGGTTGAAGTTTGAATTAAGTTAGCGTTTGCGTAAACATCACTGGTATATGAAAGTACATTACCTTCCAAAACAACCTTGATGAGTTTTTGTGACGAAGGGGAAACAAGCCAGATACGAGAATCTGAGAGTTTCAAACCGAATGGGGTCTGCCAATCAGCTACCTGTGGGAGTACCATAATATCGGTTCCTTGGAAATCACGTAGATAACCAACTTTCACGTATTCGCTTTGGAAATCATAGCGATAGTTGGCGTTTGCAGGAAGAATGCTCGCTAAAGCGCGCTGAGTACCGATAGCAACCGCTTTTGAACCACCATTCCACGCAGCAACAGTTTGTGAAAGACGAACAAATTCTGACTGAGTATAGCCAGCTACAAGTAAACCAGTGCTTGCAGTAGCGTCAACAGCATCCATTGCAGTGTAGAAAGCATTGTACACGTCAACAGCTAATGCTGTCTCGAATGAACGTACCATCTTCATAACAAAGTCTGCTAAAGATTCTTTTCCTGCAAGAACTTTCATTAATGACACAAATACTGTCATTTCACGAGGTTCTGGAATAACTGTAATCTGACCTTTGAACTGCTTGTGTAGTTCGGTTGTTCTCTTGCTACGACCTGCTTTAGAAACGATGAATAAATCACGAGGACTTACATCGAACGCCGCTGAGTCGCCCCAACCGATTGTACGAACTTCGGAGTAAATTCCAATACTGTCAATGATAGTTTCTGGAAGAATCATATCAATAACAGCAGAAATAACTGCGAAGGTTGCCCACTTTAAAGCAGGGTGATTTGCCCAAGTCTCAATAGAGAACGTGTCAAAATTTTGAACACCTGCTACACGTAAAATTTCACGTTTTAAAGCTGCATTTAATTTTTCCTCTTTTTCTGAGAAGCTAAGAGGTACAACTGCACCCTCGGGTGTAATTGTATTTTGTTGATATTCAACATTTTTCGCACCGTTTAAAGCACGATAGTGATTCCAATAATCAACGAACATTTTATAAGGTGTTAAGTTCTGTTCACCTGCGAAAGTAAGTACTTGATTTGGGATTTTCATAATATATATCTCCTTTTATCCAAAATTATATAGAAACGCATTCCAGCTTATAAGCTGCAACACGCTGGTTATCAATAGCACCAGTAGCAAGGGAAATATATGTTGTTGCAATATATTTGTAGACCAGACCTGTTCCTTGTGCATTTGCCCATTCTAACTTATAACTATATGCGATAGTACCAGCATAGGTATTAGATGAGAAACTTCCGGTAAAAGCATCGGCTGTAAGTACTATAATGTCTCCAAGTTGTGGCTTGTAAGCGGAAAATACCTTACCTGCCGCATTGAAGAAATTACGTGGGTCAGGGTCAAGACCTTTGTATTGAGCGTTGGTAACAACAATTTCGTCACCAGAATATGCCATCCATAAATTCGTAGCGGAACCTGCAACTGGTGGAGTAACAGCAAATACTTCTGTTAAACTACCGGAAGTGTACTCCGCACCCATTAATAAAACGTTACCATTATCTAATGCAACAGAGCCACTCATAACGCTTCTATTTAAAGAATCGATGTTCATTGCTGCAATTGCTGATGGAATTAAAACTGCATGTGCCATAATAAAAACCTCCTGTTTTTAAATTAAATTGATATACCCTTGGTTTTAATCCCAAAGGCTTTTTTGTTTCTTGGTTGCACCACCAAAAGGTAGTCCAACTTCTATAGTGCCCTTGCTTTGGGGAATCCTGATTGCAAAATCAAATGATTTTGCTTTGCAGGAATTTTTCCATGCTTCCATATTTGCTAAAGTATAATTTGCGGCATCCGCTTTCATTTCTGCTTTAACATCATCAGGAAGATAGACAGACACAGAGAGTTCTTTCAAAGTTTCATTAATTGCAAACTCTTTCTGTTGACCCTCTAATTCTGCTTTGAACTTCTTGAGTTCTTCGTTTTCTGCCATATATGCTTTTTTCTCTTCAGCCATTAATGCCATCTTATTACATAGCTTTTCGATTTTTGCAAATAGACCATTCATAACGATTCCGAAGTCTGCTTCTTTGCCTTTGGCGCATTCCACCTTAGCCATTTTTACATCATCTTCATCGTCATCTGCTGAGAACATTTCACCACATTTCTCAATGGGGAATTCAAATTTCTTTGATTTCTCTTCTTCTAACTTTTTCTTTGCTTCCTCTGCTGCTTTAGCTTTTGCTTCATCAACAGCCATTTTTTCAGCTACTGCTTTTTCAGCAGCAACCTTTGAATCAGCAGCCATTTTTGCCTTAGCTTCTTCATCAGCAGCCATTTTTGCTTTTTCTTCTACCTCAGCAGCCATTTTTGCATCTGCTTCGGCTTTTTCAGCAGCCATTTTTGCATCTGCTTCGGCTTTT